AATAACTACAGCCACCATGCGGCCGGAAATATCTTTAACTTGCTTCTTAATCACTATAGTTTCCTAACTATTACGAACAAACCTCCAAAGCCCATACATACATTGTCTTTTATTTAGTTTTCCGTGTAACGCTAAAAAGCCCCCTTTCGGGGGCCCTTTAACTTACGCTACAAATTCTTGACCTTTGTAAAGCGTTTTACCATCGTCGATATGAATTAGATCCACATGGAAAGATCCTTCATCTTTGTATCGAACAATGGCAATTCCTTGTTGCCAGTTTTCCCAATAAGTTACTGGCTTACCGTCAATACCTACAGAACCTTTAACACTAGGTACGTGCCCGTCTATGCGACATAGGCATCCGGGACTAATGCCCATAACTTTAATTTTACCTTCACGGTCAAAAGTAGTTTTAGATTGAATCTCTTGACGATGAATATGCCCAAAAATTGTAGAGATATGCGGCATTTCGTTAGTGTATTTCATTGCCGTACTACCGCCGGAATTAACTTTATCTCCGTGAATTGCACGAAGCTTATCGTTAATCCACCACATTCCTGCCGGATATGCATCAATGTAATGAACATCTAATTCGTCTAGTCGCATTAGATACGGCAAAGACATTACCGGCCAAGATTCTGGGGCATTTGCACGACGAAGGCCAAAAGAAGATAGTGCGTTTGCTTGAATAAATTTTTGCATACGCCTATCGTGGTTTCCCTCAAGAATAACAACTTTAGCATTAGGTGCTGCAGCACGTTGATGCGCGGCAAATAAATGTCCACGATCTACGGCGTGCTGAGTAGTAAACGCAAATGACGCTTCTTGTTCGTACTTTCCTTGAGCTGGAAGATCTAGGTAATCACCTAAATTAACAACCTGCTCTACCCCATTGTCATGTTGTTCAGCAGTAAGAATTTGAAGGGCTACGCTCATAGCTGCTTCATCATGAAATGGATCTAACCCAGTGTCTTCAAATAAACGATATCCAATTTGAGGGTCGGGCAACACTACGGCTGTTTTCCAACCACCAATAAGAGCGGGAGTTGTTTTTGGTTTAGCCGGGGCTTTAATAATTGTTGGTGGGGCTTGTTGTACTACAGGCCATTCAGGTCCTGATTCCCACTTAGGGTTAATTTGTACCCCAACTAAATCAGTAACTTGAACTTCACCATCAGCATCTTTAGAGGCTTGTTGGTAAACACTGACTTTACTAATACTTCCAATTTCATCAAGATCAATATTGTTGTTAGCAAGCAGATCTGCAATTGCACCTAAAGCGTGCTTAGAAGTAGTTTCTTTTTTTGCTTGAGAAAGTTTATTACTTAGCTCTGACATGGGCACTCCTCGTTGCGATGCTTACGAATCGCTTCAAGGCTAAATGTGGCCCCAGCACTGCGCAATATTTTATGTAATTGACGCGTAGAAATTTCGTTGTCTAAAATTGCGTCTTTTAATTGAATTTGGTCTTCTTCAGATAATGCAAGAGACCAGTCACCTACGATACAGCGCTTAGATACGCGCTTATGTTCTTTGAATTCTTTTATAGCTTCCGCTAGCATATTTATTCTCCATGTGATTGTCCCGATGCATAGGTGGCCCCGAAGGGCCACCTACAAAGTATTCAGTTATTATTCAGTTATTATTTAATTGTAAGACGAATCCATGCCGTCGTCAAATACCTGACGGCTTCTTGTGATGGCAGAATTAAGAATTCTACCGCTCGCCTGTGTAGCACCAGCTTCTGGGGCCGTTGGGACAACAGTATTAACTGTTACCGCATAACGGGCGCCATTGCGCTCTAGCCCGTATACCTCGGTATATGGCTTTATAGTGCGTGTGTTTGTTGGTCCCAATGTAGGATCTGCAGCCTGTGTGTTCTTGCGTGGTACTAAGGTTGCGCGACCTGTATTGGTTGCCGAAGGATACTGCGCAGAACTTGCTGCTTCAGTACCCATTGGTACGCGTGGCGCACCTACCTTTGACATTCCTGCCAAGGCCTCGTCTACGTTTTCTGAAGACCTAGCCACTTTTTACCTCATTCTAGAATAGAGAGCTCTATATAAGACGGTAAGCCTTATGCGAGCATTATTCAGCATTAACTAGCAGTAATAGTAAATACGATTGCCGAAATTGTGCCTTCTCTTGATTCTACCGAGGTGAACCCCGGCTTACATACAAGATCCAACCCTCTGGGCGCTACGTACCCTCTTGCAATGGCAATTGCTTTAACGGCTTGATTAACCGCTGAAGCTCCTACAGCACGTAATTTTACTGTTGGATTTTCGTATAAAGCATGTGCTATTGCAGAGCCTACCGACTGTGCATTTGATCCCGCGCTTACACGCAGGAATTTCTCTTCTTGCTTTTCTGTTTCGCTCACGATTAGTATTCCTTAGTTTTCCGGTTATTTGAGCGCCCTCAGAAAAAACTTTACACTACATCCCTAAATTTAGGGTCTGAAAGCTTATTTATTATCTCTTTTTCGTAAGCATTATCTGCCTTTTTAGACACAATACGAGCAATACCATAAGAATCCGCCGCATTATCGTCAGTAAACTCAATACCCCATTTTTTGTATACCTGTAAAAGCATTTGATTTTTTTGTACTCCAGTGCCTTTACCAGTTACATATTTTTTAAGCATTGTAGGAGGTACTTGAATAGGGGCTAGGTGACCTTGGTCATAAAGGCACATCCGTACCAAGCCAAATAATTCCCCTGAAATAATTGCAGAATGTGACATTTTAACCGGAGACTCTATAGCCACATCTAAAATTTTATATTTATAAAGCTCTTTACTCAACCAAGTGTAAATATTTACAAGCCTTACGATTCCGGTACCTTCTCCCTTGTAAACAAGAGTTCGGTATTTATCGTCTGTTCCTAAAAAAGTAACCGCAAAACCGGTAAGCGATTGGTCAATACCTACGAAACAACTAGCTCCGTCTTTTAAACCGCCATCAAATACTTTAGGATTTGTTGCCACGGCGCTCGGCTTCTTCTTTAACAAGCTGTATGGTGTAAAAATACCCAGCACCATCAATTAAATTATCTTGCTTGTGCGCAAAAGATTCGCGAGCAACTTTCATTCCTACCATGCATAATCCAACTTGCTCTGGAGTAACTTCTTTATCTAAGATTACTGACCATATTTTAGCAATTCGAGTAAAATTATCTAATGGGTGGTCATAAGAACTTTGACGAGCGCCATTAACAAGAAAATTTGCTTCTTCCAAGATATTCATGTCTTAACCACCTTTTTATGACTGGTTTCTTTATTCCACGTAATTGTTATGTTTTCTTCTAACAAAGTAATAAGAGACTTATCGTTAAGTAAACAATCTACAATAACTTTTGACAATTCAGATATGTCATCAGTGCACTCACATAAAATGTCTTGTAAATAATTTTCTAATACCGGAGATATTTCATGAGTTATCTCAGCAATGTCATCAGAGGTTAATTTAATTTTTATAGTGTCAACTTTAGGCACAACAGGATCATGCACTATGTGAGGTGAGTATTCAGACTTTCCCGTAACTTTATACCGCTCCCATAACTCCCCAGGAGAGTATTTAGATTTCATTTCTAATTTTGATTTAAAGTTAGGATTATACGGTGTATTTTCGGGCACGATTGCTCACCCCACTATTTGAAGTTCGTCGAGTAAGTTCACGAGATACTAGCGCTGCATCGCGTTCAATATTCTGTACTAAAGTTTCTATTAATTTACGGTAAGCATGTTTTTCATCTAAATCTTCTTTTGCCAAAATTACTTTAGTATCTAAAACAATACTAGCTTTGGCGATAGTTACCCTATCTCCACTACCGCCTTTCCAATTATTAATCATGGCAGTTGCTTCAAGCACAGAGACATAACGATCTGACTCACGCTCATCAATAGCTGCAACAGCTAATTGAGGGGCTACATAGTCGTTCCAACTTGTAAAACTTACAAATAAGTCCATAAGATCGTCATCATTTAATTCAGTAATATCCCTAGGTAAAACCGGAATTTCATACCTAGGTTTTGAAGGAATGGTAAATCCTTTTTTATTTAACGCTTCTAATGCGTTTGAACTATTAGACATCTTTATCCTCCTTAAATGAAGCGCAACGCTTACATCCTTTTATTGGGTCAATATTACATGCAGGTGGGCGGTCATTGTCAACAGCCCATACAACATCTAAAGCGTTCTCAAATATATCAAGAACGTATTCTGGGTCGTACTGTACCGGAAACTCTTTATAATCTTGATTTGATTTAAGTTCGTATAAAAACACAATTTCATTGGGGGCTGACTTAAGTAGGCCTTCCTCAACCATTAAATGACAAAGATGCAAGTACATCTGCCCTTGTAACATATGAGACCTAAAAGGTTGCCGGATTGCCCTCCAGGCTGCTTCTAAGTCTCCACTAGCTCCTGCCAATAAGCTTGGCATTTCCATTCTAATAGTTCCGGTACCAATTGATTTAATTTCAATTAGAAAATCGTCACCTAGGCCCTTTACCCAACCGTCTGCATGTCCATTAATTCTATGCTTTTCACTGACTAAAGGAACTTCATCATATACAACTGGGCCACAACCATCGATATGTGGTTCCATTTCAGAGGCTACGCCCCACTCTTTAAGACCACAGTTTTTGCACTTCCATTGACCGTATAGATTGCCCATACCTTGTATCCAAGCTTGCCATTTAGCATGAATAAAGTGTCCTTCATCAAATATAGATTGTAGACGAAGTGTTGGCTTTTCAGAAGTGGCTACGTAATTTCCCCGCAATGCATGGTAAGCGTGTAAGGCACACCATTCGGACTTAATAAGGTCGCTTGGATGTAATACATCTTGTCGACGATCGTCAGCAGGGCGAGATAACAAATACCTCTCAAGAGAACCTACTAGACGGGTATTGCGTTTATTAGCCTCTAAAAAAGATTTTAAATCTTTACT